AAAGGATGGCAATTTATTTAAGATCCAGGTTAAATATTTAGGCAAAGATCGTTTAAGGCGAGGCAATAGTATGCAAATAACTCTTAGGCGAACCGGTTTGGCATCTTATGAAAAAAAGTATGTTGATTATTTTGCCTTATGGGATGAATCTAATAAAGGTTTCTTTATTATTCCAAATCTTGGTCAAACTTGCCTAAAGATTAACATTAATGGTAAGTATAAAAATAATTTCAATAACTTTGCATTGATTTCATAAATAAGTTAAGGTGCTGCTACTTAAAAACTAGTGGCACTTTTTTTTTATCTTTACATAAAAATAATAGTTATGAAAATTAAACTTTTAACACCAGTCAAAAGAAATGGCCAAAATTATAAAGAGGGTGATATAATAGACATTCCAGAAAAAAATGTTGGTAAATGGATTAAAAAAGGTTGGGGTGAATCTATTGAAAAAATAGTCAAGAAAAAAGAAGTTAAAATTAAAAAAGAAACTAAGGAGTTAAAAATAGATTCAAAAGAAACCAAAAATGAGACAAATAAAGATTAATTCAACTGAGGGATCTGAAATTGTATTAGTAGCGACAGCTAAAGATTATATTAGAGTTAGCACTAGTGAGGATGATAACATAATTACCATGATGATAACTCAAGCTAGAATATGGTGTGAAAATTATATATCTAGGGATATTGTATCCAAAAATAGAACTTATTATATGGATGAAACTAATGGCACATTTGATTTGCCTTTTGGTCCAGTTACAAGTATATCTAGTGTTACTAGTGATGGAACAGCTGTTAGTTATAGTGTACTTGGTTTAGATAATGAAACTATTGAGCTAGATGGCGGCTATGCTGACAAAGTAAAAGTTACTTACATAACAAGTGGATTAAGTGATTCATTGCTACAATCGGCCATAATGCAATTAACATCAACATATTATGATAATAGATCTGATTTTATAATTGGTAAAAATATAGATGAAGTGCCAACAAATGTTAGAGATATTTTAAATTCATATAAAGCAATGTTTTTATAATGGATGCTGGAAAATTAGATACAAGAGTACAATTTTATAAGTTGCAACCGACTGATGATGGCTATGGTGGCTTTACTAGTGATCCAGTTGTTATTACTACGTTATGGGCCAATGTTGAATATGTGAGTGGTGAAATGAATACAGAAAATGGCAGTCGTAAACAATCAAAAAAAATTAAAATAATAGTTAGAAATAAGGCGCTTGATTCGCCAGATAATTATTTTGAATATTATTTACAGTTTCCTGGCAATACTAGTAAATATAGAGTTGTCAATATGTTTGAAAGCACACCGGATTTTTATACAACAATCGAGGCAATAAGTTTTAAGTAATGAAAAGTAATTTAAAATTTAATAAAAAGGATTTAAACAATATTGATAAAATATTAAATGATTTAAGTATTGTAGTAAAAAATGCAAGCAGCAATAGATTAAATAGAGCTGCGGCAGAAATGACAAAAGAAATTAAATTAGGCGCACCAGTTAGAAGTGGTGATTTAAAAAAAACTACTCATTATGAAAAAACTAGTGAGGGTGTTTTTATAGAATCGCCAATGAATTATGCAAGTTTTGTAGAATTTGGAACTAGTAAACAAAAACCAAATCCATATTTTTTTAATCCTATAAGAGTTAGGTTTAGAAAATTTGTTGATGATCTAAGAAAACGATTTAATAAAGAAGTTAAAAAATAAGATGAGAGAGCCAATGCAATATATAAGACAAGCTATTATTTCTGCAATAGGTAGTCAGTCAATAAGTGGCCAACCGGTCCAAGTTACAAACAGAGTTCGTAAAAGTTATGATCCGCCATACATTTGGGTTTATAGTGTTGCTACAAATGAAATAGATCAAAACCAACAATCATTTACAACTGAGGTTATAACAAGATTAGAAATTGTAACTAAATATCAAGGCGATTCTGGCGGTGATTTAGTTGCTAATCAATTAGTAAATACTTGCTTATCTTTGCTTAGAACTAGAACAAGTGGATATTTTGATTTGTCTAGTGATAATTTTAAAGTATATGGATGTAATGTTGAAAGTGTTAATTATAGTCAAGAAGATACAGATAGTGGAACTTACTTTAAGGGTGTTATAGAATTATCAAATAGAGTTGAGCAATTAAATTAAAATGGAACATACAGATATGAAATTATATATAATGAATACAATAGCACTAGGAATTTCATTGACAAATATTGAGGTTTCATTAAGGATAATTTTATTGTTAGCTACTATTGTATATACAATTCAAAAAATAAAAAAAAATAAAAATGGGTAAGGAATTAAGTGAGGACACTAATTTTAATATTAGTATAAAAACATTAATAGCTATTGGAGCTGGTATGGCATCATTAATTGGTATGTGGTTCGCTATACAAGCTGATATTGAGGAAGCTAAGTTGTTGCCAGAGCCAGAAATTAGTCGAACTGAATATGATTTAAAAGATCAATTAATTAGGGAAACTATTATGAATACTGGTAAAAAAGTTGAGGAAAATAGTGATGCTTTGAAAAATATTGATGAAAAATTATTTGAAATAATAAGTAAATGAAAAAATATATATTATGTGTGATATTTGTATTAATTGCGGTTTGTGTTAAAGCTCAAGATATTACTGTTTTGCAAATAAATGCAAAATGGAATGAACGAAATAATTATGATTTAAGTGATTTAAATGGTGTTATAGTTAAATATAGTTACCTAAAAGATCAACCAAAAGATGTACAAAAAAGCATTAGTGCTGTTCCAGTTATTGTTATAATAGATAAAACTGGCAGAGTTAGGATGCAATATACTGCTGATTTATCATTTAAAATTAAAGCATCAACAATGGAGATGCAAAATATTATAAATAAAATTAGATGATTAGCAAACATATATCATATAAAGAAGCTACTAAAAGTGCAACAGCTATACGTTTAGGCATAGATAATACTCCAAATGAATATCAGCTACAAAACATGGAGTTGATTGCGGAAAAGGTATTTGAACCGCTTAGAAAAGCAGTTGGTGGCCCAATTAAGATTAATTCTTTTTTTAGATGTGAGGATTTAAATAAAGCTATTGGTGGTGCATCAAAAAATGGTAAACAAACCTCACAGCATTGTCAAGGTCGAGCAATAGATATAGATGATAATTATGGTTACATGAGTAATAATGATATGTATGATTATATAAAAAAAAATTTAGATTTTGACCAGCTTATATTTGAGTTTCATGATGATAAGGGCAATGCATCTTGGATTCATGTAAGTTATATAGATGCTGACTCAAATAGGAAAAGATGTTTAAAAGCTATTAAGGAAAATGGCAAAACAAAATATATAGATATTACAAATGAATAATTTACAATTTGGCATAATGGAAACTTTAAGTACTGGGCCGCTTTTGGGGTTTGCTTATTATCCTTATGATGATGAGGCAAAGTTTTCTGAGCTTAATGTTTATTTAATTTTATTTGGTTTACATTTTAGATTTTATAGTTATGAGTGATAAAAAGAAATTTAAAGAGACAACAGTTGGTAAATTATTATTTGGTGCTGCATCAATGATAAATCCAACATTAGGAAAAGTTTTAAGTGGTGTTAGCTCACCTCAAGATGCATTAGCTGAAATAAGCAAATCAAAAATATCTAATCAAGATAAAATCAAATTACAGCAGTTAATTTATGAGCAACAAAATAAAGAAATTGAATCAATTACTAGTAGATGGAAAGCCGATTCAATTAGCGATTCTTGGCTGAGTAAAAATGTACGCCCATTAGTTTTAGTTTGGTGTATTGTTGTATTTTCTTTAGCTGGTATATTAGATAGTATTGAAAGTGTGCCATTCCATATTGGTGCTACTTGGAACGATACATTTGAAAAGGTTATGATGGCAGTTGTATTGGCTTATTTTGGTGGGCGTACAACAGAAAAGGCAACTAGTATATTTAAAAAATAATGGCTAAAAATATAGAGCAAACATATAGTTTTAAAGTTAAAAAAAAGCGCCCAGGTGTTCATTCTAAAAATGCATCAAAAGGTAA